GCAGACTTCAAGCCGCTTGCCCCAGAAATGGCTCGACCTGTTGACCAGGATGCAGCGTTCACAGTTATCATCGTTGAGGGTAACTTGTGTTGTTCCGCTCCGGCTCTACAGGCTGTTATATACGCTTAATTCATAATAGGAGGATAAAATGTCAGGAAGCGGATCTTTTGGTGTAAATTATAAAAGAAGCTACGACGTAGCAGTAATTCCAACTTTGCCAGCAAAAATAGGCGATACTGGAAGCAGCCCAGAGGGTGCTTTTATGTTCGTGCAGGCTGATGGTGCGATTGCTCAGTATGCTTTTGTTAAAATTAGTGACGATGGACAGGCCGTTGAGCTAACGACTACAAATGCAGGTTCCAACAACTTGCAGGTTGGTGTTGCTCAAATATCTGCCCTAGATAATGAATACCTATGGGTATGGGTAGGCGGAATAGGCGGCGGCGGTGTTGGTAGGGGTATTAGAGGTAAGTGCGCTGCATCCTATGCTGCTGATGCTAACCTGAATACAACTGCAACCGCTGGTGTAGCTGATGATGCTTCAACAACCAGAATCCAGAACGTAGTAGGACTTACTACTTTAACTGGAGCCGGAACCGTTGAGCTGAAATCAACTGGATACTTGAAGGTCAACTAATTAATGGGGGGAGAAATCCCCCCTTTTTAGGAGAAATACATGCCTAGCGTAACTAATCTTATTGGACTTGGCACGCCCCCTGAGCAGGCTGCTGAGATTGCCAATGGTACTTTTGCCACAGTAACAAGCACCAACGCTGTTGTTGCTACTGCTGGTGGTGTTCGTACCAAGATGGCAATAAATAACGTAAACGACACAACTCCAACTGCTGCTGAGTTGACTACCTCTTTTGGTACGCCAGCTGCCGTAGGAACAGGTTTTGTTGGTATTGTTAAAGATGCGGATGCTGATACTAACTGCTTTGTGGTTGTATCAAACGGGACATCTTTTTATTACCTTAAATTTACTAAGGCTCTATAACGGCATGGGGGGAGCAATCCCCCCATTTTATATGGTGATTTATGACATATCATTCAGGCAATACCACCACAACTACTCCCACAATTAACAGTGGTGCATCTACGACTATCGTAGCTGCTAAGCCTTTCCGCAATTTCTTAATGATTCAGAACAATTCAGCGGCAAACATAGCACTAAATTTTGAAGGCGCAGCCTTAACTGGAATTGTGCCAACGTCCACAAACAAATGTTACGTCCTACCCTCTACCGCTGGTAGCAACGTGGTTCGCTTTGATGCTGGCTTTATTCCCGCTGGAGCTATTACCGCCTATCAGACAAGTGGTGGCGCAATTAATACCTTGGTAGTTATAGAGGGCTGATATACCCTAGAAGGCAGTTTAATGCCTACTTAGGAGATATATATGGCAAAGATAGATTGGGAATCAATCATGAATGTTGGTGGTGGTGGCTTAAGGAAGCCACAGCCGAATGTACGTTTTTTTTATGCGTACAACGAAAACAAAGAAAAAAGCTTAGCAGAAGGGCGGGCGATATTTGACGAGATACCTTCTATAAGTATTCAATGGCCAGGGCAGGATGAGACTGTTAGGCGCATTGAACCAAGGGATGAGCAAGAATACCCTGAAAAATACAGGGCATTCAAAGAGGCTAGGGAGACACCTACGGAGGGGACTCCATTGAGTGAGTTTCCACAGATCGGGGGTTCTGCGATGAGAGAATTGCAGTACCTTGGATTTAGAACCGTTGAACAGTTAGCCGCTGCAACGGATGATGTGAAAAAGAAGTTAGGGCCATTAACTCGCTTTGTAAAACTGGCTCAAGATTGGTTAGATGCGGCGCATAGCGACCGTAACGAGGTTGTAAAGCTAAAGAATCTGTTAGAAATAGCAGAGAAGAAGCAAGCAGCTTTAGCTGAAAAGCTAGAGTTATTTATGCAGCGTGTGGAAGCCAATGAGGGGACAGACCTTAGAGGCGAGAGAAAGGAGGTGATCCAGTCTATTGAATCGGAAGAGGATTTGATGGCATACGAATCCTCTGAGGTAAAACGTAGGGGGCGACCAAGGAAAGCATGACATTAGCCACGATTGTTACAAATGTTGCCAACGAAGCAGGGTATAGCGTTGAAACGCCAATAGTGGGTAGCCAAGAGACTACTGCAAAGCAGCTATTGGCTATGGCTAATCGTATCAATCGTGACATATTTGAAGCTTTCCCATGGCCAAAGTGTTACGCATCCGGCTCAATAACGCTGGTGGGAGGGCAAGCCACCTATGCCCTTCCAGCAGCCTTTTCTCAAATACAATACGAATCATTTTGGAATCAATCTACTCGCTGGCGAGTTTTAGGCCCAATGAGCGAAAGGGAATATGCCGATGCCATTGGGTATGGTTTAAATACATCTATTTATCAGAGATTCCAGATAAGGGGATTGAGCAACAACGAATTGACCATTTGGCCAACCCCAGGGGCTCAATACAACGGCGATACTTTGGTATTCGAGTATATAGCCGACCGAGCTGTTAAACCTCGTAATTGGGCTGCTAGCACCGTTTTTGCGGCTGGCGCCTATTGCTTTAATAACGGCAGATATTATGTCACCACAGCGGGCGGGACTACAGGAGCTAGTCAGCCAGTTCATACTACGGGTTCTGCGAGTGATGGGGGAGTCACCTGGACATACTACGACGGTGCATACCAAGAGTTTTTAGCTGATACAGATGTAAGTATTTTCAATGAGAAGCTAGTAGAGCAAGGTGTTTTAGAGCGATTTGCTAAAATACACGGGCTAGATACGGTTGAACAATTATTTATTCAGCAATTAACAGAAGAATTTGGACGCACCTATGCCGGTAAAAATCTTTATGCTGGCAGCGTACAAGATGCGGCAATTTTTGCCCGTAACGGCGTAGCAGTATTTGGGACTTGGATATAATGGCAGCACCAACACCACCAGTAAACCCCTACCAGGAATTCATAGATAAAGACCGTAAGGCATATTATCTCAATCTGGTTTATCAGCAGCGAGTTCCGCCACAAATGGCCATGCAGATGACTTTTGAGAAATTTGGAGCGCCAAAGACCCCTAAACAGCTAGCCGAGGATAAGGCATCGCAAGAGCAAAAAAGTGGAATAGCGCAGACCGTTGGTAGCTTGGCTGGAATGTACGGCGCTAGTCAAGTAGGTAGCCTTTTTGGAGGTGGAAGTGCCGCTGCTGGTTCCGCTGGAGCGGCGGGAGCCGGTGGAGCAGGGGCCGCAGGCGCAGCTGGTACCGCTGGCACTGCTGGCACGAGCGGGGGATTTTTAAGTTCTATTGGGAGTTTATTCGGAGGTGGGGGTGGTGCGGCTGGTGCTGGAAGTGCTGGAGCTGGAACAGCAGGTGCTGGTGGAGCCAGTGCGGTGAGCGCAGCACCCATTTTGCCAATTGCAGCAGCTTTAGCCGTAGCACAAAGTACCTACGAACGTGGAGGAAAACAAATCCTAAAGGGCAAAGCTAAAAAAGAAGATTGGGCAAACCTCCCTGCTGGTGGACTAAACATTGGGCTAAAACTATTAGGCAAACGAAGCATCGGCCGAATGATTACAGGCGGTAAATCAGATGCACAAGAGAATCGTGACATGTTCCGCAAAGACCTAAGAAACGAAGAGATTGCCGATAAAGATTGGAACGTGACCCTTGCTGATGGAACTAAATACAATATCGGCCTAGATGGTAAAGCCAAGTTGCAAAACGTCGGGGAAAACGTCGATAAAAAGACAGAAAGAAGGATGTGGGATGTTGATTTTAGCAATCCGCTAGCTAAAAAAGCAGTCGATTTGGTTGATGCAAAGGTCAGAGAGCGTTACGGCGGCATTAAAGGTGTTGCACCGGAGCAGTTTACAGGAATGTTAGTAAACGCAATCACTAGCAATGCCAAAAATGAGCAGGATTTAATGGCTAATTACAATTCTGTGTTAGGCAAAAGTAGCTTTGCTGGCGGTCAAATGGCTCCCACAGTAAACCCACAGGCTTTAGTAAGGCCAAAGAAAGGCGAAGTGTTGCGTGTATCACCTGGCCTATACCGCACCGACACAGGACGATTGCAGCAGGGTAGCAGCATGAGACAGGCATTAGAGAGAGCTTATAAGAAGGGTAAATAATGGCCGTACAAGGCATTACAATGCCGCCGCCAAGTGGTGGACTCAATCTGGTTAGCCCGATTGATAATATGTCACCAGAGGATGCCCTGGATTTAGTAAACGTGTACCCTGGCCCTGGCGCACCTGAATTGCGAAAAGGTTATGAGAGATACGTCACTACGGGCGCAACCATAAATGGCCCCATAAGGACAATCACCTCGCTGCCTAATGCGAGCGGTGGGAGCCAGTTAATTGTAGCAACCGATACCAAGCTATATAGCATCTCTTCCAGTAAGGTAGTCACCGACATCAGCAAGGTTGGTAACTATACTAATGGAGAATGGCAGACTGTCATTTATGACAACCGTCTTTATCTATGCAATAGCTCAAACAACGCACAGGTTTACAGCGGCAATCCAGCTACGTCAGCGGCAGATGTTACATTTACGGGCGTTAGCCTAGCTAACCTGGTAAACGTCACGGCATACCGAGAGCGTCTGTACTACGTTGAAAAAAACAGTACACGCATGTGGTACGGTGGTTTCAGGATAACCGGAACTGGTGGCACGCCAGCTTTAACCTCATTTGACTTTAGCTATGTTTTTAAACGAGGCGGATTTTTGGTTGCTATTGGCAGTCATAGCAACACTAATAATTATTCTACCCAGGATTATTTTTGGGCTTTATCAAGCGAAGGTGAAATTCTTTTCTATCAAGGCTCTTACGCTGGTTCTGCTGCTGATTGGACTATTGTACGCCAAGATTATATCGGTAAGCCATTAGGGTATAAAGCTGTCATTAAATCGAATGCAGATACCTGGATTTTAACCGTTCAAGGCATAGTGTCGTTAAGTGCTTTAATGCAATCCAGCGTGCAGGTTGCTCAAAATGCAGTTAGCGAAAAAATAAACCCGCTAATTTCTCAATATGCCAAAGTCACCCCTTTTAGCAGCATGTGGAACGGGTTCTTTTGGCCAGAAGGCAGGCGCATATATGTGAACGTGCCTATCAATGCCAATGAGCAGTTTTTCCTTGTTTATAGCCTAGACAAAGGAACTTGGACAAAGTTTGAATTATACAATGATAGTCATGCTATCAGTAGCTGCCTACATAATGGCCTACCGTTTTATGGGTCCCTCGCTGGCGTGGTATGGCAGGGGGACACCGGCTACCTGGATGCGGTTGAAAATGGCAGCGGCCAATATATCAATTTTAATGTCAGAGGCGCTTTTAGCTTTTACGGTAGCAGAGGCAATTTTAAAGCTTTTAAAGATATACGGCCGATTATAAAAAGCAGTAAGGCGGTGCAAATTACCGTAGCATTTCATACTGATTTTAGAAATACTGGTACTGAATCAGTCACTCAATTTAAAGCAAATTTTAGTACCTTTACGCCATGGGGGAGTCCATGGGGCAGCCCTTGGAGTAGTCCAGTGGGATACATTTTCGATAGGTATGCAGCCGCTGGGCAAGGTCATTGCGCAGCGATAGCAATAAAGGGTTCGGCAAATAATACGCCGCTAGAGTTTCTAGCTTTTGAGGTACGATTTGATTTAGGAGGACAGGTATAAATGGCACAGTCAAGAAATGGAATGATGAGCAGCGCGCCTAATTTGGTACAGGCTTTACGACCTGGTGGCGTTGGGGCCGCCATGCAGCCACCTATTGCTGAATATCAAACGCCAGCAGAGGGAATGAATAAAATGGCATATAACTCAGAGGCAGCGGCAAAGTTTCAGGCGGCGATGCGGGCCAATAGAGCGCAAAGACCGCAAATGGGACAACAGCAAATTTCTGGAGTGCTCCAGCAAGTGGGGCAGTCTTTACCAGAGGGTGCATCCATGCCTCAATATGTTCGCAATCAGGGCATGAAAAATCCACCCTTTTATAACCCGCCACCAGGTCAAAACATGAACATGCAGATGCAGGGCGGCATGGGGCAAAACATGATTGATAACAATGCCTTTCAAGGAAACTTCCAAGAGTTTTTAGCAGGTAGAGGGCAAGGAA